GGTAATAATAGTGGTCAGCCTTCAACGGTGGTAGACAACACACTTATGGTTGTTATAGCCATGCAGTATTCTTTACTGTTGAATGGTATTGAGCTAGAGCAGCAAGACTCTGTTTGTAAATATTTCGCTAATGGTGATGATTTGCTCATAGCTATAGAACCAACATATGCAACTAGATTGTTTGATAGTTTTGAGTGTAATTTCAAACAGTTAGGTTTGAACTATGATTTTTCAAATAGAGTTTTGAATAAAGAGGAGTTGATTTTTATGTCTCACAAAGGTGTATTAGTTGACGGCTTGTATATACCAAAACTTGAACGCGAGCGAATTGTCTCAATTCTTGAATGGGATAAAAGTTCAGAACCCGAACAACGATTGGAAGCCATTTGTGCTTCCATGATTGAGGCATGGGGTTATAAGGATTTGTTGTACGAAATTAGAAAGTTCTATGCTTGGGTTCTTGAACAGGCCCCATATTCTGAGCTGGCACGCAATGGAAAGGCACCTTATCTGGCTGAAACCGCTCTAAGGCATTTATATACAAATTCTGAGATAAGGGATGATGAGTTATTAAACTATATCGAGGCTTTCCAATCTGATATTAGTTTTGACGAGGAAATGGTCGATGTGATTTTTCAATCTCAAGAAACTTTTAATGCCGGAACTGAATTAGCTAGATCGCAGCAAGCACAAATGCCAGTGACTCCAAGTCAGGATGTGAATGTAGGGACTTCCGGACAGACTGCACTAATACAATCAAAAATGTTTTCAAAGAAACTGCGAGTTGTGAAAGCTAAAGGAAAAACAACACTTAATCTTGAACATCTCTTGCATTATAAACCAATTCAAGAAGACTTGTTCAATACAAAATCTAGTCAACAGCAATTTGATAATTGGCACATGAAAGTGCAAGAAGCATATGATGTTGACGATAAGCAAATGGAAATTCTTATGAATGGATTGATTGTTTGGTGCATTGAAAACGGAACTTCTTCGGAACTGAAAGGAACATGGAGGATGGATTTTGGAGATCAGCAAGTCGAATATGATATTCAACCTTTGATACAACACAGTCAGCCAACTTTTCGCCAAATAATGAGACATTTTAGTAAGATAGCTGAAGCGTATATAGCTATGCGAAACCAAGAAGAACGCTATATGCCAAGGTATGCGCTTCAGAGGGGCCTCACTGATATTAGTCTAGCACGATATGGTTTTGATTTCTTTGACACAACAGCAGCTACTCCGCAACGGGCACGGGAGGCCGTTATGCAAATGAAAGCAGCTGCTGTGCGTGGGAAGGAAACAAGATTATTCTCACTTGATGGCAATATTAGTGTAAACACAGAAAACACTGAGCGACACACTGTTGAGGATGTCACTCAGGATATGCACTCACTTCTTGGTGTGAGGGGTATAAAGTGAGTAAGTGGGGAGCTTCTTGTATCTTATAGATAAATTAAGGTTTTATTTTATCTATCTGTATCCAGGAATCCTGTAGGATTGGCTACCCGTGTGGTTTTGTCGGTTGAAGTGTGATTGTATCACCTCAAACAACGGATTTAATTACACATTCGGTAGGGAATTCTATAAGGAGACAAAAAA